TCATGCGCTGTCACTGAATTTAAATCACTTAATATGCCAACAGTGACATTAGACGTTGCATTAGCAATGGTTCCGCTAATAGAGCTTGTTCCTAGTAGCGTACCGTCCTTAAAAAATCTTAATGAAGAGCCTTCTCTGGCAACCGCAAAATGATTCCATTCGTTTAGGTTGTTTGTAACGGATGCCGTATATGTTTGCGTTCCACCAATATTTGCATAAAGACCAACAAGTGACGATGTTATTCTAAAAATCCATGCCTGACTTGAAGTCCCCCATTGAGAAATTAATACGTTGTATGCCGATGCAAACGATGACGTATTAGCCCAACACTCAATAGTAAAATCACCAGTACCAAAGTCAAAGTCAGCACTGTCTGGTATTGTTAACGCATCGCTGTTTCCATCAAAGCTATTAGACCAATTATCTCCATACGGACTAAAGCTACCCTGTACTACAGAGCCAGTTTCAGTAACCGTAAAGCCGTTAGTAGATGAGTCTGTAAAGGTTTCGTTTTGATCGCCGCTAGTACCATCACCATCTAGCAACAAGACAACATTGGCAAATTCTGGATCGCCTGTGTCAGGGGCTAAGCTCGCGCCTGCGGCGGCTTCAAGAAGTTTCTTCTTGGTGGCCATTAGCCAAACGCCTGACCGGAAGTAAACCCATACCAAGCCGTCCCGCCATCTCGGGTGTAAAACACAAAAACATCCTTGGCGTTTGCTGTAGCGGTCAAAGTGGGCGCGGTTGCGTTTGGCCAGATCACGGACCCCGGCCATGTGACTGTGTAGCCGGACGCACTGGCGTCTTGAATGATCTCAAGTGACAGTGTGTAGGCCGTGCCGCTAGCCGGAGGATTACTGAAGGTAAACGTGGTGTTTTCCGTCAACGTGTGTGCAAATGAGTTTGCCGCCTCACAATCTACCGTGGTGGCGTTAGATGACGACGTGACCGACGCATATGTTTCGTTATAGCTTTTAGCCTTCAATTCTTCTGAAAGCGCAACATCTCCGTTTGCGTCGGCAGTAACCGCCTTACTCGCCTCAGACGTTCCCAAGGTGGTAATGTCAAGGTAGTTGATTTCAGCGGCTGTTGCTGTAACTGCCGTTCCACCAATTACTAACTGCCCCGAGCCGTCAAGATACACAGACTTTCCAGCAGGGTAGTTGATGAACACTTCCTTGGTTCCTGCTGACAAGTTGACAACAGACCCGCCATTTGAGCTAGCAAGAATCGTGTCCCGCGAGAGCGTGGTTCCGCTCGCAGTAAACGTGCCAAGGCCAACCTCAAAATCATTGTTCGTGTCATCGACAATTGCGTAATAGGTCGTGTCGCTGTCAGACAGGACAGAAGCAAATGTCACAAAGTTGGTGACCGCACCGGCAAGCGTAACTGCGCCTGTACCTGTGGTAATGGTGTTTTCTTTTACACGATCAGCAACGACCAGAGCCATGATTATGCAATCCGAATAATAGCGTTAGATGCGTCAGCGGTTGGGAATACGATGGTGAAATCGCCTGCACTGGATGATTTGTCAGAGCCGAAATCCAAAACGACAACCGTGTCCGTCGTGCTCGTACCGCCGCCCGTAGTGGTGTTGTAAATCAACGCGCCGCGAGCAGTAATCGTGGACGAGCTAAATGTCAGGTCGGCAAAATCAGTCAGCGCCGTTGTTCCTGACGTGGTGGGCGTAACATTAGTCAAAGTGCCGCCGCCAGCAGAATAGCCCGTGCCGCTAACTTCATCAGTCGCGGTATAGTCAGTCGTGGCCGCCGTAAAGCTTGCATTGTTGTCGTACATAGCCAGCTTAAAGGTGTGACCTGTGCTGGCAGTGAAGTCGTGCTTGGCCTGAAGCAGTTCCTGCTTAAAGGACGTACACATAAAGTTACCTGTAAAAGCCATATCAAAGTCTCCTGATAAGTTCGGCTAAGTCTTTTTGCCCCGCATCACACAAGGCGTTATACACAGTGGTTCGGTCGCTTTTGACCGCCTCTTTCATATAAAAAACAAGAACCGCGCGCATGTGATCCTTGTAAGCATTCGCCTGCTCTTTAATTGCGGGCGGGGCGGTATCAGAAACGCTCAGAAGCTTGCTAAGGCATCGCTCGGCAACCTCCTCTGGAGTGAAGCCACGATGGTTGGTAGTCTGTATTTCGACTATTCCGGGGCTTATTTTACCCCCTTCTACCATCATTGTTTAGGCCTTATTAGCATCCCAGTGCGATACTGATCCGTAACTTCTTTGTTCTCACCAAATTGTTTCATGCCTGCCAACGCCATCTGAAGCTGTTGCGTGTACAGCGCGATCATATCTGGCTCGCCTTTCATAAAGGTGTAAGCCTCTAAAAGACTGCCATAAAGCATGGCAAGGGGAGCATTCTCGCTCAACCAAGAAGTGCCGCTATCCGTTAAGCTAGTTAAGCTGGCAGGTCGGTAGTAATAATGCAGTTCTGCCACATAAGCGGCATCCGGCGTAGGCGCTAAGATAAAGTTATCACGGTCAAACAACGCATAATATTTAGGCGCTCCCGTAACGGAGCTATCCGGCGCATACGTTTGTAAAAAGTTGACATCTTTAAAATCAATAAAGACTTTTTCGCCGGAAACTTCCAAAGACAGCGACAACGGTGCCAAAAAATCGGACGGGCAATCTAAATATTTGATGCTACTCGTGGTGTTGCCCAGCGCATTCTTACGGAAGTCCGTAAGTTGCACCATTTTGAAAATGCGCTCTTCCGCATTACGAATAAAAACAGGCAAGTTGTTAACAAACGTGGTTTCGTCGTTTTCCGCGTAATCCTGTATGGCCTGCTTTAATTCACCGTATGTAAAGCTCATGATGTTGTCACCGTTACTGCGCCAGCAATGCCAAACCCTACCGTTGGCCTAAACGCAGGACCTTCTACCAAAGGCACCGCCACCGGCACATCCAAAGGCTCTACGCGATCTGGGCGTGGATTAAGAAGGGCCTGCGGATCTACCGCCTTGACACGCGGCTCCAACTGAGGCTGTTTTGGCTCGTATTCGTCACGACCGACTAGCATCCCGGTCCACTCGCGCTTCATCTCGTTAAGCTTGTAACGAAATCCGGAGCGGTCAGAAATGCCGTAGGCAAACTTCCCTGTAGCAAACTTCCCCATTAGAGGAGCCTTGAGTACGCCATAGACGGCTGTATATTGAACGAAGCGCGATCCCTATCCTCTGATGCGGCCCGTTCAAACTCTTCCTCATACACCGCCTTGAGAAGCTGTACGCGGTCAGGGGCGCGTTTGATGGCAAGGTAATACGCTAGTCCCGCCGCCAAACAGGGATAAAACCGGAACGGAATATCCATGGTGTTGGTAAACGTATCGGCGTCGTCCATCCGTACAAGCTTGTCAATAATCACCGTGTCAGTGCTGTTTTCAGGCACTGGCCAAAGTTTCAACGTAGGATCTATCTGCCTGTCCACAAAAAACTGAGACGGGCGACCTTGTTGCGTCTTAGTGGGAATATTGATGAAGTCACTACGACTGATCCGCTCCAGTGCATAATCGGTGCTACTGCGGCGCACCACAGCGTTTAAAACGTCAATTGTCGAGGAACCAAGGGCGTAGTTTCCCGTGCCTTGCGTCAAAACTACCGTAGTTTGCTCAATAGTCCATTGATTCAAACCACGGTTGGCCCAATCGCCCAGCATCAGGTTCAACGACCGTTTGGCCGTTTTAAGGTCATAACCAGTACGAACTTCCAGCCCGCACCGCTCAAACGCCTCTTCAATGTAATCGCTTACATCTAACTCAAAGTCTGTTGAACCCGAAACAGCCATGTTTAGAGGCCTTTACTTGGGCAAGAACTACGAACCGCCGCCTTGCCTGACGCGTCACCACCTTTTTTCAACATCGCAGGGCCGCCGCGCATTCTTTTGATTGGTGCTTGCTTCTTTTTCGCCATCTTTCTATTTGATCCCGGCATCGCATAATCTCCTGTAGGTTTCTTGCCGCTCGTCCCAAAGATGTGCCATCTCCGGGTCTTTTAGGTAATTCTCATAATACCCTTTTTCTCTCAGCATTTCCGCCGATTTTTCCAGCTTAGACAGCCTCTGAATGAAGGTTATTGCATACAAATCATCGACTACTGGCTCAAAAGGCACATCAAATGCTTCTTCTTGATCGTCATCCGGGTGAAAGCCCATGACCCACAGGTCCTTTTGAATAAAAAAGCCCATAGAAATAGCATGGTTAATGGAGGCAATGTAGTCGTGAAAAGACTCCGCATCAGGCTCATATTGAAACTCAACGTAACAAATCACATCCCAGCGGTCGTCAAACTGAGATAGCGCCGAGTACAAACCCTGACGTTTGGCGGTGTAGCTAAAGCAAAATCCGACTTTGTCGTTAGCCCAAGCAGTTTGAGCATAAGGACAAGCCGGAAGGTTGTTAAAAAACGGGTGAGGGGACTCCAAAGCTTGTTTAGACCAAGCCTTGATTTCCTCCATAACGCCTTTTTCTACGTCCATGATCAGGCATACCTAGTTTTTTTTCTGCGGTTGGACATCACCGCACCACAACCTTTGTGATTTTTTCGTACTTCCCCGCCACAAGCGGCCATTTGTACCTTGGCCGCCTTGGTATTTGAAACAACTTGTTGTCCTTGAGCACCCGCTTTTTTCTTTTTGCGGGCCGTCGCGGCGCGTTCCGATTTGCTCAAGCTGTTAGCTTTAGAACGAGGCAGGCAACGATCAGGGTTTTTCTTGTTCTTAGACGTGCCACACTCGCCAGCAATGTTGCCACTACTGTCAATACGAACCCACTCTTGATCCCGCCATTTTTTAAGCTCGCCCATTAGGCTTTGCCTTTTGCCTTTTTGGCATAATTGGGGTCTTTACAGTATTTGCTGGCCGCCATGTTGGCGTAAGCAGAAGGATATGTGTCAAACGTGCTTTTTGCCCATGCTTTGCCCGCCGGACAAATTTTACTGCCTTGACTTCTGCTGGACGCCTCACCCCCTTTACGCATGTACGTAACGGTGACTTTTCCCTGTTTTGGGCCGGTTTTTACCCTAGATCCGCAACCGCCCATGTTAGCTCCAAAGTTTGGCCGCAAATGGCGAAACAATAATTAATATGGCAAGGCCCCAAATCTTCATATCTAAACGCGTCAACGCTTCAGAATTTTTTGACACCATTTCTTTTTGGTCGTCTAACCGCTCTTCAATACGCTTATAACGCAAATTGCATTCCGCTTCGTGCTTTTCCAATCGAGATAAAACTTCTTCTACCCTCATGTCTACCACGCCTTGCAAGACCAATATCTAGCAGAAAACCTGTCTTTTGCGGTATCGCAATTATGTCGCGCCCTAAAATTACTTCTGCGCCCCGGCTGGTCCTTTTTGATCGACATGTTGGGATCACCAAAACGAACAAGCTTTACTTCACTGCCTTTTTTAGCCAAAACCGCGCTTTTCTTGGACTTTCCGGGCGTTTTCTTAGGCTTGTTATACCCAGAGAACGTTTCCCCGCGATATTGCAAACGACCGGAAGGAAGCCTTTTTACGTCTTTGGTGGTAGCCATTACGCTAACTCATCGCCGTTTTTGATGTAGATAATCTCAAAAGCGGAGGATATATCAAAAGACACGCTGTTTGAGGAAGAAATCGCCCGCGCCTCAAAATCTGTCTTTTCCGTGAATTTAATTGGGATAACAAGCCCGTTTTCGATGTGCATCCCCGTGGTGAGCGATTTCACATCCTTGACCTGAAATACCTCGCCATGCGGCCTTGCAACTAGCGATAGCTTACATACTGCGGGCGTGTTTGATGTTGTTCCGTTAGAGACATCATACTGCAACAAATAGGCTGTATAGCCCGCCGGTACAGTCCATAGCCCCATTAATGTTTGGTTGTCGCCAACAGCGATTGTGGCGTACTTGTTAGCAGGAACGCCCGTGGTGACAGTGCCGGTGCCCGCATAGATGACCCCTGCGTTTGCCCCTCCAGACCCCGCAGACCGGACAATCATCCGGTTTATCCGCAGATAAGACTGCGTGGTGTTGACCGCCGTCTGCCCATTTAGGGTGACAGTCTCTGATATTTCGTTGTAATCGCCATCAAGTCCAAACAACTCAACGGTTCTGGCCCCCGTGCCCGCCGAAGCGTCATTGGTGGAGCTACTGGAAACCTTCAACACAGTCGCCGCAGACAGGTATGAATACAGCCCGCCCTCCGACCAAACGGTCTCTACGGAGTTCGCAACTGCTGGATTGTTGCCAAACTTGTAAACAGACTCATGATAAGCAATCTGGCCACGCGCTACCTGTAGCTCAAATGGCTCGCTAGTGCCTATTCGACTAATTGAAGAAACTTCCCGAGCCATAAAAAACCCTTAACTGTAGAAAACAGTTAGCGCAGTAATATTTGTCAAAACACTAATATAAATATCAGAAACTTTTATCCCCTCGTCGGGGATGTTGACCGAGTGCGTTTTGCTTGCAACAAAATCAAGATCCAACACGGTACTGCCGCCGTTGCCATCCGTGACGGTCAAACGTGGAGTACCCGTGGTGGTCAAGACTTGAATCTGGCGAATACGCGCAGGCCCCACACCAGCGGAGCCTGTCCCGGTCAGACGTTTTGCTTTTACGTCTGAATTAGCCATACATTAACCCGCCGATACGGTTAGAACGCCAGAGTTGCTCCAAATTTGACCGGCAACAGAGGGGTCCGATGTTGGAAGGTCCTTGATAATTACAACGCTGTTAGTGCCGTCGTGAGTAATTGAAATGTTTTCAGTTACCGCACCTGTGCTAGCGTTTTTGGAGATGTCTTTAAAGCCGTTTTCAGAACGAACGGGACCGTTGAAAGTGGTGTTAGCCATGGAAGTCTCCTGTCGTGGCAAATGTCATTCGCCCCATGCGAATGTCAGGATACCTGTATTTTATACGGAAAAAGAAAGGGCGGCAAATGCCGCCCTTGTAAGATCCGAAGATCTATTAGGCTCCGGGAGAGCCAAACACGCAACGCCAATCGGAAACGCCGAAACTGTAACGCTCACGCGCCTTGAAGCGCATGTTGCCAGTGTCGAAGTCGCCTTCCATTGCAGTCTTGATGGGGCTTCGGTTAAACATCTTGAAGCCGTTAGGTGCGTCAGTCTTGATGAAGAACGCATCTGTGTCGGTCAAGAAATGGTTAACTACCGCGCCATCTGGGAGCATACCCATAGACTTGGTTGCGTTGAGGTCATTGTCCGCAGTCCCCGGACGCAGATTAGAGTTGATCACCCGCTCTGCAATAAATTGCAGTTCTTTCGGGATAATCATCTTCATACCACGTACCGCGATCTTCAGACCACGCTCATCTGTGAAGCTAGCGATGTCAATCAGCATTTGCTCAAGAGAAGTCTCATTGAGGTCTGCGGCGACTGACAATTGGTTACGCTGGTTACCAGACAGAGAAGGGTGGGCAGACGAACAGAGAGCGGCACCATCTCCAACAGGAGAACCGGTGCTAAAGGCGTTGTTCAGAATTGAAGCGGCCTTAATCTGCTTGGTCTGGGACATGGATCGTGCCAGCGCCTTAGTGTAACGAGACGCAAGGCGGTCATACAAGTTGTCTTCAATCGCCTCTTCGGTGATTGAAAACGCCAGTGCAATGGTTTCGTGAGTATAACGAGCAGTGAAAGTCTCCTGCGCGTCATCAAACGAAATAGCACCACCTTCTGACTTAACCGGCGCAGTGCCGAAGCCAGAGAGCATTACTTCTTCTTCAAAGGCACGATCTGAAGATTCTTCGTCGAAGATTTCAGCGTGTTCCTGTTCGTAGCGGTCGTACTCAAGTCCAAAGAGAGCGTTAAGCCCCGGCTCAAGTTCCTTCGCCAACTGTGCGCGAGAAATAGCCATTACTTAAATCCCCCTTAAATACCAGTTGAGTCAGCAGTGGTTTGAGAATCAAACCGACGACTGCCTGCGTTAAAGTGAGCGTTCAGCCTAACAAGCAGGTGCGCTCCCGCTGACGCGTAATCGTTATTCGCGTCATCATCAACCAGACCTACAATGCGAAGTGGCAGAGTTGCAGTAACGGCAACACTGCTAACACTAAGCTGGGCGCTTGACTTGCCCGTATCGGTAGAACCGCTACGTGCAGAAGTGCCAAGGCTAGCGTTGGCAAACACAGTTGCCAGTGCAGTAGCTCGGTTGGTGAGGGTTGCATCCGCCGCTACGACGAACAGTTGATTGGGGTTGTCAGCTACAAGAGCTTTTACCGGGTAGTTAGTGTCTACTGACACGCTACCTGATCCGGGCCAGTAGTTGAGCCATACAGGCTTCTTCTGGGTAGAATCGTGGTATTGAACCCCGACAAGTACACCGAGGGCTTGCGTAGTGCCGCCCGCAGTGTCTCCAGCTTGGCCAATTACGCCTGCGGCTAGAGGAACAACAATCTCACCATTATAGATGACATCAGTGTTGTTACTGGCAATTTCATACTCAGTAACACCGGTACTGTTAGCACCGCTTCCTACAAGACCAACAGGACGAAGACCAAAGGCAGTTTCTTGATTTGCCATTGTTTAGTTTCTCCGTTCTGTGCGGCCCTATTTTTTGGGGCCGCCGAAAGTTACACGACTCTGGCGCTCGGGTTTTCCGATTGCCATCGTTGGATGAGCGTTTTCTCGCAACATATCGCTTTCAACAGCTTCGATCTGGTCCGCGTTACGTTGAGCAAAATACTCAGCGCGTTCCTGAACTGTTTCCACCGGTATGCGGGCGAGCATCAATCCGCCGACACCAAACACACCTTCATATTTTCCCGAATCAATTACCGGAGCTTCAAACTCTGGATACTCATCTTGACGAACAAGCTCATAGCCTTCTCGCAGTCTTGCCGAAATATTCTTGGTGTCGTCAAAACCCCTTACTTCGGCGCGTATCCAACGATGTCTAAAGCCCTCTGGTGCGGGCGGTGCGTCTAACATAGACGGGGGAGTCCAAGGCTTACGCCGTCCCTGCTTCTCCCTTGACGCTGTTTCACGTGAGGAGCGATTAATGCCCTCAAAGCCTTTCTTCTCTGTGGACATGGTCTTACTCCTTTACGTATTTCGCGTATTCTTCAAGCGGCACTCCCAGTTTTTTAGCAATCGCTACTTGGGTCGGGGAGAGTTTGACCCTTTTACTGCGCCCAGATGATGTGGAGCGTGACACTCCAGCCACATTCTGAGCGGGTTTGCGGCTGGGCGATTGCTCTTCTCCAAACTTATGCGGGAATTCCCGCTTAATTCTAGAGTCAAGCTCATTATAGTAGTCATCGCCTTGAGGATCAAATCCTTCATCCTCAATAAGTTTTTTATGAATACCAAATGCGGCAAACGTCATGGCTTCATCTTGGCCAAACCAAGAGTTTTTCTCGGCCCACTGCTCGGCTTTTGGATCAGGCCGCTGTTGTTGCGGAGCGGCCTGCGGAACAGGTTGCTGTGCAATTGGTTGCTGGGGTTGTTGCGCGCGAGCCTCTGCTTGACGCTGTGCCCTTGCATAACCATCTGCGGCAATAGTGAGATTAGTCAACTCTTTCTGAGCCGTAACCGTAGCGTCCGCGTCACCAAGCTCTACTGCTCGCTTGAGATTGGCTTCTGCCTGCTGTTGCTGAATAGAGATTCGCTGACCATATTCGTTCATGAAACCTTGATCTAAAGTTTCCATGCGCTGACGGATCTTTTCAGCCTCCGATTGCACGTTTTGAGCGTATTTCAATGCCTCTTCACGCTCGCGCTCGGCATCCCGCATTTTCTTGGTCAAGCGATTAATTCGCTTCTGCACAGACTCGCTGTACTGCTCCATTTCCGCCTCTTCCTTGGCAGGAGCTTCTTCCGCGACCTCTACTTCTGGTTGTTGTGTTCCACGTGGAACATCTTCGGGTTGCTCAACTTCAACTTCCGTTTCTTCAGCATCCCCCACGTCTAACTCATACTGAGTATCTTCTGCCGCATTGGCCATGGCTATACCTCCTTACAGGCTAAGAATGTCTTCGGGATCGTCAATAACCGCTAGGATTTCGTCATCATTCAAAATCCTGCATTCCCCGCCACTTATACGGAAACGTGAACCCGCATACCGAGCAAAGATTACCCACTGCTTTTCAGTACACCACGGGCCATCGGGGAATTTGTCAGTGTCTTTGTAACAAAGAGGTCCTTGCTTAACGACATAACCCACAACCGTTTGTATTTGGGTGTCATTAAGGACTTGAGTAGGAAGGTATATTCCACCATCCGTGGTTTCTTTACCACGATAAGGCAGAATCAACATTCTCCAACCAGTAGGCTGGGGCATTCTTTCCAAAAGACTTTTATCCATGGCCTCGGGGTCGAGTACCTTGGGCTTTGGCGCTTTGTAAAGAGATTTGACGCCTTCTGCGGCGGCGTCTAGGTCAATATTTTCAGCTAGATCAGTCATTTAGTTGCTCCTGTTTTTCTAGCAGGCCCGAGAGTTCCTGTGCAATAAAATTCAAAGCCGATATTTCACCCATCAAGTTCTGATACTGTTCCATCGACTTAACGTGGTTGTTTTCTAACAACTCTAAAATTTGAGTGCGGCGATCTTTTACGGCTCTTTGAATAAATTGAGCTAAATATAAAGAATCCACATGCGCTCCATCTTAGAATGTCGTATCTATATAACACGCCATTCTTAAAGGAGCAACTAATATGTCCACATTACGGGGCCGGTGGCGCGTATATCGACGTGAACAAACGTTTTTGCCACTCCGATTCCACCAAAACCCAGTTTTATCGCCTCTTCTACAATTTTTCGCCGCTCAATGCCGTTTTTAACGTAGATGTCCGCCGCTATCCCTTCTGCATGGGTTCCGGGCTTGACTTTTACACCTTCAAGGCTGTGATCAGGGGAGCGATACCCCGAGGTAATATAGAAAGGAAAGCCACAAGCATCGCGAAGCTTGTCTAGCTCTAGCAGAAACTCATGAGAAATATTGTTTTCTCCGGTTTCTGAACAAGCAAACTCTTCCTTAGAAAAGTATTGATATGTCACTCTTTTTTGCCCGACCCTAAAAACAAACCAAAAGCGCCGGTTAAAGCGCCCGTCATGACAGATACAAGCCCCGCTTGTTCTAAGCTTGGATCAGGGAGATCCATAAACCACTCTACAACGCGGTACGTCATGACAATCATGGTAAACATCAAAAAACGCGGCAACAAACGCCAACGATCCAATGTTTCAGGAGTAATCATTTTTCTCTGGAAACGCCTTTGGTTTTCTCAAAGGTTCGTAGACCACCAAGACCGAGCATTCCGAGCAATACTGTAAGTAAGCTTTCCATTTCAAATACAGGAAGTGGAGGGGCCTCAACACCAGAATAAGTAATGACAAATACAGCAAGAGGCTGACCCACAAAGTGCCAAGCCAAAGCAACCCCGCAAGTCCAACCAACAAATGGTCGCCAGCCCGCGACAAACATGCTTTTGTGCGCCGCTTCAGCTTTATTAATTTCAATTTGGCCTTTGGCAAGTTCTTGAGCATGGCGCTCCGACATCGTTGCAATTTCATGCGCCAATCTCGCTCTCTCGTCCGCGTCAGGGATAAACTTATCTAACAAGCCCGTAACAGGACCAATCAACGCTTCTAACATCAGAATCCACTCAGTACCGATTGAATTTGTGACGGCGGAATCCCGAAGTAACTTAAAGAGCCAACGCCCTGATCAACAGGGGAAACCGCTCCTTGGTTGTAATATTGTTGAAAACGATAGGCGTCCAACATCTCAGGGGTGGGAGGCACATAGCCCGCTATTGGAGCTTGTGATACAGGAGAAAGATACGGGTTTGTTTGCTCGGGTGCCGTTTGCATCATGGAGCCTGAAGAATACGTGCCCGAAGGATCTGTTACAGGGGACGGAGTTACCGGAGCAGGTGCGCCTTGCCCCGGCTGTCCTATCGGCGTACCTCCAACAGGTGCGTAAGAACCCCCTGATTGCATTTGCTCCAAAAGCGCCCTAAGACCCGTAATCTCTTCTTGCATAGCCGCCAAGGTTTCTTGGTTTGATGAGGGGCCATAACCCACCGGAGTCGTTCCACGAGCAAGTTGAGCCTGACGCGCTAAATAAGACTCGTAGTCTTGTCGCTTGCCCTCTTCCGCTTTACTGGCCGCATAAATTAAGTTTTTGCGAAGATCTTCGCCAGTAATACCTGTGCCCATCCAATACTCAGCACCTTTATCTTCGGCGGCACGGCCAAAAAGCTCGGTATATAACTGATTTAAACGCTCTCTGGAAACGGCCATAATTAAACATTACCTATGTTTGCAATACTCGAACCCATTATGTTTTTAGTGTAATAGTCGTCTGAGAGGTCCGAAGGTGGAGTTGTTGTAGCACCGGTTGTTGGAGTACCGGGTCGAGTAAGGTATTGAGAAAAAATTTCGTCATCCGTCATGCCCTGCAATCGCGGATCATTAGCCAAAACTGTGTGCGTCTGACCGGAGATAGAATTAGTGATTGTTCGGGGAGTCTGATCAATCAAACTACTGGAACTTTGCATTGGCGTAATATTGTTGGGCATGTTGTACATCATACCACCCATACCACCCATACCACCCATACCACCCATACCACCCATACCACCCATACCATTAAAAAGACCCCTCACTTGCTGAAGTCTTTGAATACCTGTGTTGAATTTCTCTGGCGTAAACTGAGAATACAAATCAATCAAGGATGCAATGCCTTGCATGTTGGAGCTTTGGCCGCTCCCGTAACCGCCACCATATCCGTAGCCACCTCCGTAGCCACCTCCGTAGCCACCTCCGTAGCCACCTCCGTAGCCACCCGTGTTATATGAGGCGTAAAAGGCCATATTTAACAGCTAGTGAACCGTGAGCCGCGAAGCGCGGCACCCATGCCACGTTTCTTGCCCGTTGTAGACTTGCCCATCGCCGTGTCAGGCGTCTTTTCTGCCTTCGCCACAGCATAAGGAATGGAACCCTGACCTTGAATGTCAGCCTTTGCAACAGGCTTGGGCGGATTAGCGGGTGGAGCGCCGTTTACTTTGACTCTCATTTAATTGTTCCTCATCTTTAGTAACTCTCTTTCAAGAGCCGCATCAATTCTAGCTTGCGTCTGGCGTTCCTGACTAGCCAACCGTTGCTGGAACTCAGTCTGCTTGTTAGCCATACGCTGTTGATCCATCTGCAATTCTGCCTGATCCATCTGCATATCAGCTTGTTGCTTCTGAGCATCCAACTGAAGCTCCTGTTGCTTCAATTGTACCAGAGGATCCGGACCTTGTTGACCTTCGCCCGTTATCTGAGCAGTAAGCTGTTTCAGGTTGCCAAACTCCTGCGCGTTCATCTGAGCAACCATAGACTCCAACTGAAGCTCCAGATCCGGAGTCAACGGCTGACCGCCCGTCTGTTGCAACAACTGCGCCGTCGCC